CTCACTCAGGGCTTCGACTACCTCGCTGGCCGTGTGAACGAGACCGAACTCAAGAATGCGATCAAGGAGTATTCGGTTGAGATCCGCCTGGTAAAGGCGAGTCTTGGAATTGACCGGGCACAGCGCGAAAAGGATAAGGGCGAAAGCGTCGGGGACTACGTAGCCACGCTGCTCAAGCGGGCAAACGAGTTCGGTATCCATCGCAACCAGCAGTACGAGAAAGCAGTGACCTACCTCTGGGAACTGATCAGCATGATCGAGACCTTCGACCGCTGTGATGCTCAAGAGCGACGGGAACTCGACCTTTCTCCGGAGTCGATTATGGAATGGGCACGCACTCGGGTAATGCCTGAGTGGGAGCAACTAAATGACGACTTCCGAGCCAACCAGGCGATCTGGGTGGCCGACCTGTGAGGACTGCGATGGGAACTAGGACTGCCAAAGCACCGACTTACGACATCGAAGAACTCCAAGAGAAGTATCCCAGTCTGAAGACGTTGGCTGGACCACCCTCCAAGTCGTGTGAACGCGCTTGGGTTGCCGCCTTCACTCACAAGCCTGAGGCCCTAGAAGGTCTTCTTTCGGACCTCATCAAGCAGGCTTATGCCACGCCAGGACGCATCGGTCAGCGCCCGATGCCACGTGAAGAAGACGTGAACCTGGAGGCTCTGATCCACGGTGAGTACACCGATGAGCCGCTGCAACTGTCACTTCCACCGCTCATTCGGATCTCTGAGCGGGCCTTCGTTACCAAAATTCACATGAATCGGCGCACATATCAGCGCATGTTCCTGGCTAACGAGGACCCGCTGCGCTACCACCCAGACATGGAGATCCTGCGCCGGATTGCTGAGGCTGTGAAGAAGCCAGCCTCGTACTTCCTGGAGTACCGAATGATGGCTGCTCAGGCCGCTTTCGTTCAGTTGATTACTGATCGTCCCGGCATCGCCACCAAGTTGTACCGGGACTACCTGGACACCAACAAGAAATCTCCCTTCGTCAAAGACCGATCCTGAACATATGGCAGTTCTAGAGGCGCTCACAGACGAAGAGAAGATGCTCATTGCTCTTCTGCTTGACCCGTCTGGCATCGACATCGCAGAGTTCCTCTGGAAGGACCCAGACGCCAAGAACAAGGCTGGCAAGAAAGATCAACTTTTTCGGTGCTGGTCCTACCAGTACCCGTGGTACCGCTCGGATGCGAAAAAACAGATCGACCAGTGTGGCCGTGCCATCGGCAAGTCTGTCGGCATTCAGATGCGTGCCTATGCGTTCCCGTTCTGCAACCCAGGACAGGACATGCTCATTACTGCACCTGAGATGATCCACCTTGATCCGGTTACCAAGGTCATCGAGGACCGACTCATGGGTACTCGTCTGAGCCGCGAGATGTTGCGTTCTCAGAACCAGTCCAACGGGATCACGCACAGACCGTTCGAGGCCAAGTTCAAAAACAACGCCAAGATCGTTGGTCGTATCCCACAGAAGGACGGCAAGGGTGTAAAAGGTATGCACCCTCGCATGCTCGAAATGGATGAGGCGCAGGACTATCCCGGTCCTGGGTGGGTCGAACTCACAGAAACTCTGCGCTATGGCGATGAGACTTCTCGGTGGCGTGCTCATGGTGTTTCGCGTGGTGTACGGGACCACTACTACAAACTGTGCGCTTCTGACGACTGGCAGACGCACCGTTACACGGCTATGCACCGTCCTGACTGGACACCTGAAGAACGAGTCGCCAAAGCCGAGTTCTACGGCTCCCGAGATCACCCGGACTACCGCCGCAACATTCTGGGCCTCCACGGAGACTCCATGTCTGCGCTGTTCGTCCTCCATCGCCTCATGGCGTGTGTAGACAGCAACCCAGACAGTGACTTCAACCAGAACGAGTACTACCACCTACGGCTGAACGATGAGTTCCTGCGCGATAGCGGGCTAGACATCGTTGACCACCTGGAGATTCCTGGTAGCCACAAGAGGTACAAGAAGTTCTGGTGCGGCATGGACGTTGGTATGACCAATCACCCGACTGAAATCCTGGTCTGGGCCGAGGAACACGTCAATGCCAAAGGCAAGGAAGCGGCCACGGTGCGGCTCAAGTGCATCGCCCGTTTCCACCTTGAGCGCATCTCTGCCCCTGACCAAATCAAGGTCATGGAGGCTATCTGCGCCTTCTACAAGCCTGCTGGGTTCGGCATGGACCGCACCGGTCTGGGTCTGCCGATCTACCAGTACGCGTTGGACCGCGACCTAGCGAGCCACGAGTTGTACTCCTGCATCAAGGGCTACAACTTCTCCGAGAAGATCCCGGTCTCCTTCGAAGCCCTAGAAGACGACGACCAGTGGGTTGAGCCTATTGATCGGGCTGTCATGGCCAACGTCCTGGAGTACAGCAGCGACCAACTACGACTGCTTGTCGACCAGGGACGGCTACGGCTGCCGTGGGACATCGACATGTTGAAAGAGTTTCAGGGTCAGGCGTACTTCACCGCCAAGAGCACCACCAATCCGTACGGCAAAAAGGAGTTCAACAAGGGCAAGTTCCACGCCCTGGATGCTGCCCGTATGGCTGCTCTGGCCTACGTTCAGGCTCCTATCGAGGAGATGCTCGACAAAAAAGAAGAGTTCGACTCGATCATGTTGACCTGGCTCGAAGATGACGGTGGCTACGGCGACGCAATCGGCTTCTAACCCGCGCGCCTCCACGTTCTAACGCCTGTCCATACCTAGGTTCGGTCTATCTGGAACTGGACCCGACCGAAGGTGTGAGAACCATGGCGACGATGAAACTTGAGTCAAGCAGCCCTAACGGTGGGCTAAGCGGACCTCCTGCCCTGGTAGCGCAGGTTCAAGCCACCACTACCAACCAGACCAATGTTGTACCGGGTCTGGGGTCGATTTTGTCAGTTCGTTCAGAAATTGATGACGTGCTGGCAGACATGAAGGCTTTCCATCGGGCCGAGCCAGACATGGTGATGAGCGCCGTGAGCGCACACGGGGCACGCCTGGTGGAAATCATCGTCCAGTGCCAGCGCATCGAGGTGCTACGACGCGAATGGAAGCCGATGCGCGAGGAGGCCGACAAGGTGTTGGCCGAACTGAAGTCTCAGTTTCAAATCGCTAGTCGTCTGATTGCAGTGCGTCAGATGGACGTTGACATGCTGAGGGGTCAGACGTGAGTGGAGAAATCCAGCGGTTTTTCGGAAATGACGTTGCCAGCGACCAGGGCGTCATGGATATCTCCACTGATACCGGTGGAGTAGAGAATGCCACCCCTGGGACGATCACGTACGTCAATGAAGCCGGAGTGCCTGAAGAGGTAGCCCAGCAGGCGTTTCGGTCTACCGACGTAGCCGCTGCCCTTGATCAATGGTCTCGCAACATGGGCAGTCCCAGCATTGCAGCCGGATCACTGTTCTTCCGGAATCGCTACACGCTCACCACTAACACCTACGACCAGATGCTTCAGTGCTCGGATGCCGTCGAGTACGACGAAATCCTGGCTGCATGCTGTGACGCCACCGAGGGTCTGGCCTTCCAGAAGATGTCCTTTGAGTCCATTGACGAGGATCAGGAGGATGTCTGGAACCAGATCGCTGCCGACCTGGATTTGGACAGCCGTCTGCGTGAGATGTGGCGTGAGATCTTCAAATGCTCGCAGTTCTACTGCGCCATCGACTGGCAGCAGAAGATCTACAAGGTTCGCACCAAGGCCACGCCCACCGTGGATATGGATGACACCAATGCCATCACCACTCCTGGCGTCAACGTGCCGGGAGCCGAAGATTTGCATTCAACCGGCGTGCCTAACCCAGGACCGAGGAAGCGTGCTCGTCGTAAGCAGTTTGCGCTAGAGGTTCCTGCTGCACTCTCGATTCTGGACCCTACGAAAGTTCTTCCTGTCGGACAGTTGATGTTCGGGAAAGAACGCTTTGCATACATTGCTTCGAAGCAAGAACATGACAACTTCCTGGACATCTTCCAGGGAAAAGTCGAGGACCCGTTGGTCTTGCGGCTGTTCGAAGGCATGTATCAGCCGACGCCGCAGGAGATGTCAAACCTGACCGAGGCGCACCGAGGGCCTACTAACCAGGTCTACTGCTGGCTCTTCCGCAAGGATGCCGTCTTTCGTCACACACTGTCACGAGCGCAATACGAACGGTTCGCCGCCGTGCGCTTAAAGAGTGTGTTGCCGATCCTGGATATGAAGGCTCACCTTCGGGCCAGCGACCGTGCTGCTCTTATCGGAGCCACCAACTTCATCATCGTGCTCAAGCGAGGCAGCGATAAGTTCCCTGCCCGCGCGGGCGAGGTTGAGCAACTGCGCGAGCAGGCCCGTGTCGTTGCCAGGATGCCAATCCTGGTCGGTGACCACCGGCTGAGCGTGGAGATCATCACGCCGAATGTCGATCACGTCCTCGACAAGAACCGGTATGATGTTTTGGACGAGCGTTTGATTATGCGTGCGCTCCACACCTTCACTTTGGGTGGTTCTCGTGAAGGCAAGTCCGAACCGACCACAGATGACCTAATTGCTCGTGGCATTGAGGCCCGTCGTCACGAACTCGCACGCACTATCGAACTGGAGATCGTGAAAGCCACTGTGGACCGCAACTCCACTGTGCTCACCGAACTCCCGGCGATGTCGTTCCATCCCAAGCGGGTGGTCATCTCTCTCAATGCCGATGTGATCAACGCCGTCATCAAGTTGCGCTCTCAGGGTGACATCTCCCGTGAGACCCAACTGGAGGAGTTCAACTACGACTCCGAGATCGAATACATCCGTCGCAAGCGTGAAAAAGCGACTGATCCGGTCTTCCAGTCCTCTGTTCCGTTCTCCTCTCCGGCCAGCAATCCGTTCACTACAGGTGCCCAGGGTGGTCGCCCTAACGGCGGGGGTGGCCCTGATTCTCTGAATAGTGACCCCTCCGGTGGCGGGCCTAACGCTTAGAAATGACCATTCGTCCAATCCGAGCGCGCTGCCGACCGATAGGTCTCATGTCCGAGGCGGTTGCTTTTTCAGGAGGTTCACGTGGCTGACCAGGCTGCCGCTGACAGCCCCCCTTCGCGGGGTGGCTCTATGTACACCGTTGACACCACACCAGAACGTCGTTCGATCACCAAGATCACTGGTGAGCCGGGTAACTATCAGATCGAGCGTGTCACGGACTACCAGGGCATCGAGAAGTTCACCGACGAGATCCGCCAGTACTCGGCTAAGCCCTTTGTGAAGACCGAAGGCAGTCCTGACGAGTTCGCCGATCTGGACGACGAGCCATATCTCCAGCAGATGCTGATTTCTGCCTGGGTGCAGTTGGCCCAGTACTACTCAGCCTGTGACGACGAGGACAAGTCCGAGGCTCTGGCTGCAATGAACGCGGTCAGCAAGATGATCTCCGATGACGAGTCGGATGACGCTGCTGGCAACACCTTCACGTGCCAGTACTGCCACCGCAACTTCGCTACTGAGGCTGCGGCCATCCAGCACCTTGCGAACGTGCACGCCGCACGCGAGAAGGAAACCAAGATGAAGACGGAGCGTGACTGATCATGAGTTCCTCGTACCAGGCTCTTTCTGGCGCTGACCGTGAGCGTCGTGCCGAGTTCGCGGGTGAGCAGCCGTCTTCTGCTGACCTGGCTGCCAAGAAGGTTGCTGGCCCGCCGCAGAACCCATACGGCGAGAAGGCCCCCAATATGAACGACCCTCGTCCAAAGAAAGACGGTGCTGACAACAGCCCCAAGAAGGACGGCTCCAAGAACCCGCCTAAGAAGACCTATGGGCCGGGACAGGCTGTCGCGGGTCAGTCTGCTGATTTCACCATGGGTGACCGCAACAACAACTACAACCCGAGTGGCATGGGCTACTGATGACTACTGCCGATAACCCACCACAGGGTGCTTATCCACAGGCCAGCAACTATCCCAACCCGCTGGCTAACAACGTGAACATGCACCCGATCCCGTGGAAGCACCAGTCCGACGACGCAACTCCCGTGCCGCTGACCGTTGCCCAGAATGCTCCCGTTCGCATTAACGGCGCGGGTGGCAGTTCCTTCGAAGGAGCCTAAGCATGAGGGCGAATGCCGTTCCGTTTACTGCCTCAGGTGAGGTTGAGGTCGGTAACAGTGATGTGGTCGGACTGGCTTTCACTGGCTTTAGCAGCGTGGTCGTTTACGACGGCACTGACACCACCGGCCACGTCATCATTGTTGGCACGGCTCCTGGCACGTACGGCTTGAATTACGAGTTGCTGTGCAGTACCGGCATTTACATCCAGGCCACCGGCACGGGCGTCGGGACGGTCTGGGTCGCGGGCTGATGGACACTCTTCTCGTTGAGCGAAACAACCGCCTGTTCCTAGCGAACACGGCGCACGTCGTGCGCTCCAGGGAAGATGTCACAGAGGACTTCGCTGCTGCGGCTGACTGGGATTTCGACCATAAGACCGGATCGCCATTCATCAAATGGATCAGTGGCGATTTCGTTGAGGCCGACAACCCGAATCAGAACAAGCAGTTCTGGACCAAAGACGATTTGGCGATGGGCGAGTACAGCATCAAGTACGCGCCGTTGAACATGCTGCACAAGCAGCGTCAGCCAGTCGGTTTCTTCGCGGCGACCAAGACGATCAGCCTGAGTGATGACGACAAGGCTGCTCGTCTAGACAAGAACCTGAAGAAGCCAGCCAAGGGCTTACACCGGTTCATTCATCCCAAGCATCTGAGTGCTCATACCACATTCTCGTATTACGGAGGCAGTAGTGCGTGTGTTGCTTGCGGGGCTACTGACGCGGATGGCGACCACGACGGTTCCGTGGCGGCTACTTCCTCGGCCAGTGCGCCAGCGTCCCT